GTACTGCTCGCTCATGTCGATCGCGCGCGGCACGGCGGGCGCGGATGTGCACAAGCGGTTCCTCGACCCGCGCGCCGAGTACGTGCTCTGGGACTACCACTTCGAGCGCGACGACGACGACCGCGTGCTGGATCGCTCCCGCTACGAGAACCATGCGCAACCGCTCGGTACGTCGCTGCCGAGCAGCACGGCGTCCGCGCTGATGGTCGAGCACGCTCCGGTGCAGGGCTTCTACCCCTACCGCAACCGCAGCAACGAGAAGCGCATCGCCGTCTTCGCGAACTCCGCGTTCTACGACATCGAGGTGACCTGATGGGTATCGGCGAGATCACGCTCGACACGGCGGGTGCGGTCACCGCGCCGAGCGTGATGACTTGGCCCGCGTCACCGCTGGTGATCACCCCGGCGGCGGGCATCTGGACCGACTACACGCTGATCTCGTGGGCGCACCTCCCCGAGCTTCGCGGCGTCATGTTCGCCGACGGCATCAACCCGCTGCGCCTGATCGTGGAGGGCAACACCTACAACGCCGGGCTGCTCGCACCCGAGGACGGGCCCACGGTGGATCCCGACGGTGCGCAGGCTACGTCCACGCTGACGACGACCGCCGAGTTCACCGACGGCGACCAGATCCGGCTGGGCAAGAGCGGCACCCTGGTCACCTTCAAGGACACGCTGCCGAACTTGCCGGGCAACACCTTGGGCACGTGCGTCAAGCGCACCGGCACCGTGGCGAACACGCTCCAGAACCTCGAAGACCTCGTGATGGGCACGGGCGTCCAGGGCGTGGACTACTGGGACGACTCGCAGGCGCAGGGCCTGGGGCTCGCGTTCGCGGACAACGACGACATCACGGCGAGCGCGACGGCGACCACGTGCGTGTTCACCGCGACGAGCTTCGGCACGGTCGGCAACGGCTACTGGACGAGCGAGGTCACCGACGGCGGCGGCGGAACGTTCAGCTTCAACAACGACCCCTTCATGGCGAGCGGTGCCGTCACCACGAGCACGGGTACCGGGCCCAAGCCGGGCACCTACCTGTGGGGCTTCACGAGCTACCGAGCCGTGGACGGCGCGGAGTCGGGGATGAGCCCGACGACCGAGGACTACGTCGGCACCACGATGGATGTGGACTTGTCCGACCTCGATGACAACGCCGACACCTCGGCCGACTTCACGCGCTGGTACCGCAGCGCCTCGGGCAGCGGCGTGCTGCGCCTGGGCGACGCCATCGCGCGCGGCGGCGGCGGCACGGCGACGGACAACTACGCCGATGTGGATCTCGCCGGGGTGGGGGAGGTGGCCTACGACCCGTCGGCGCACCGCAGCTTCAACGAAGGCTTCCCGCCGCGCGTGCGTTACATCGCCCGCTACCAGGGCCGCACCTTCGGCGGCGGGGCGGTGCTATCCGCGGACTACAGCATCGGCACGGCGACCGTCGCGCTGAACAGCAACAGCGTGACGATCACGGGCGGTGCGGTCACGCGCCTGTGGGAGGGGCGCACCTTCACGTGCGATAGCAAGAGCGAGCAGTACACGATCGTCAGCGCGACTCCGTCTACCCTGCCGACCTGGGGCGGCACGCTCAAGCTCGACCGCGACTACGAGGTCACGGGCGGCTCCGGCAAGAGCTACACCGTGAGCGACGCGCGCGGCCGGAACACGTGCACGTTGTTCTGGTCCGAGCCGCTCCAGCCGTCGCGCTGGCCGGGCAAGAACTCGCTCGACGCAATCACCTCTTCGCATCCCGAGGGCATCATGGGGATGGTGCCGTATCAGGATGCGCTGGTCGTCTTCACGCGCACCGGCATCTGGGAGGTGACGCCGTCGGCGTTTTCCGAGTTCCAGGCGCGCAACCGCTTCGAGGGCGTCGGCTCGATCTCGGGGCACGCCATCGTGAACGCCGAGGGCTGGTTGTACTTCGCGGCCGAGGATGGCATCTACCGATGGGCCGGGCATCTGGCCGCGCCCATCAAGGTGACCTCCCCGCCGATCACCCAGGACGGCACGGTCAGCGGCATCCAGACGACATGGAACCGTGTCAGCGAGGCGCACGCCCATCGCATCTTCGGCCACTACGACCCGCAGGAGCGCGTGATCTCGTGGCTGCTCCCGCTCGACGGCAGCGTCGAGAACAACTTCCGCCTGAACCTCGAACTCCAGACGTTCACGTGGAGCCTCGACACCATCGAGGGCGACACGGTCATGGCGACCGTCTACGACTCGGACGGTTCCCAGGTGCTGCTCTCGGGCACGAGGGCGGGGCACGTGAAGCAACTTGGCGTCGGCACGAGCGACGGTGCCTGGGGCGTCGAGCAAGTGAACACGCTGACCTCGACGAGCACGCGCACGCTGACGGTGTCGGGGGCCTCGTGGACGACGGACCAGTTCGCGGGCTGCCCGCTCTGGATCGTGAGCGCCGACGGAGACTTCACGCGCGCGACGATCGCCTCGAACACGAGCACGGTGCTCACGCTGACGGAGTACATCTCCGACCCTGGCAACGTGCAGATCGTGGTCGGCGGGATTCTGATGGATCTGGAGACGGGCCGTTCGCACTTCGGCGACCCCGGTGCGCGCCGCACCTTGGCGGCGGTGCGCGTCATCCACGCCGTGGACGAGGACGGCCAGTACTTCTTGGCATCGGCGCGGGATCAGGACGCGGCCGATGTGCGCGCCATTGCCAGCGGCACCCTGACGGCAACGGACGGCGAGACGCGCTTCCGGGCCCACCGTGTCGGTCGCTTCCAGAAGATCCGGCTTCTGTGCATCGAGCCGGGCTGCGAGCCGGAGTTCCTTGGCTTCGAGCTTGAGGTCCGTCCGCGTGACCGGGAGCGTGACCTGTGAGCCGCAGCACGCTCCGCTCGCCGATCTACGGAAGGCGAGAGGGGCCGGACGCGGCGCATCGGCTCTCGCAGCAACTCAACGTCGCGGGCGCGCTCGATCGCTCGGTCGTTGTCACCCTGGTCGAGCCCGACGCGCACGTGGGCACGCAGGAGTTCTACGTCGAAGACCAGACGACCGACAACGTCTCCTCGACAAGCTACGTGGACGGTGCGGTCAGCATCACCGTGGCCCCGCCTGCGGGCGGGGTGGCGTCGGTGGCGGTGCACGCGCAGATGACTTGCGTGCCCTCTGCGGCCACGACGACGGATATGTACCTCGCCATCGGGGACGGCACCTCGGAGTACGGCGAGCAGTTCGAGAGCCATGACGACACCTCGCACGATGAGGTGGTCGCGACCTCGTACTGCACCTCGATCACCGAGACGACCACGTTCGTGAACCGGGTGAAGCGATCGGGCGGCAACTTCGACATGAACCGCCAGACGATGAGCGCCCAGGTGCTGCAGCGCGCACCCAGCAACGAGTGGCGGCAGCTTGGTTTCATCGCCGAGGACGATGTCGTCTTCCGGCGTGCGCTCCTGATTCGCAGCGCGGGCCACGTGCAGGAGGCGCTGCCGGGCGCGCACTACCGCATCAAGGTGTGCTTGATGGAGAAGGCGCGGAATCGTGTCGAGGTGCTGGCTGAGTTTCGAGGCGACCAGCGCGACCTCGGGATCAACGACGCGCAGCGCGTCACGGGCGAAGCCGATCTGGAAACCATCGTGGTGGCGGGCAACAGCATCTGGGTGTGCGTCGAGCGGCACGGCGATCCGCCGCCGTTCGTGGGCACGGCGCTGCAACTGACCTACGGTCCGAAGGGGGTCTGATGTTCAGTCCCTGGATCCAAGAGCTTCTCGACCGTGGCGTTCCGATCGTGGACTTCCGCACCGACCCGCCGCCCGCGATCCAGAGCTTCGCGACCGGCGTGCTGGGCGGGCTGTTGCGCGCGGGCGGCGCAAGGCCGCGTGTGGGTCAAGCGCAACCCGAGGGTGCAGCCGTGACTGCTACCGTGAAACCGGGTCGCAAGCCTCCTCCTCCGACGCGACCCAAGAAGAAGAAGCAGGCAACGAACTTCGGCTTCGGCACCGACTGCGGGCCCGGTGGGTGAAAGCCCTTCGGCCTCGGTCGAGGCTACTAGGAGGACGAGATGCCTCTAGGACTGCCCATGTTGGGCGCCCTCGGGAGGATGCTCCCCGGCGGGCAAAGCAGCCAAGACGCGAAGGCCCCGGACCTGACGGATCTGGAGGCGAACCGCGCCGAGCTTCTCATTCCCGGCCAGATGCAAGCTCCGTTGCGTGCGCTGGAGAACATCGCGGGTCGGACGGACACGCAGATCGAGCAGCGGCGGCTGCAAGCTCTGGGCACGTTGCAGCAAGGTGCGGTGGGCATCCGGCGCAGCGCACTCGGCACCGAGTTCATCGGGCGCGAGTTCGGCGGCATGGTGGGGCAGGCTTCGCGCGAAGCGATGGGAATCCGTCGCGGCTTCCTCAACCAGTTCAGCGCGGGTGGCGGCTTCGGCGGGGGCGCGCTGCGGCACGCGGGTGCGCAGCTTGACATCGGGCGCCTGGGCGTGCTGGCGGGTGCGCAGAACACGATTGCGCAGACCATCGCGCAGGACCGTGGCCGCGTGGCCGCGCAGCTTGCTACCACCGGGCGCGACATCGCCGAGGTGCAGAACCAGTTGCCGGGGCAGGCGCGCGCCGCCTTCCTCGACAAGAAGATCCAGATGATCGGCGCGATGAAGATCAGCCAAGACCAGAAGGAGGCAGCGCAGTACGCCGCGAGCAAGAGCGCGAGCGCGCAGAAGAAGGCGGGGCTCCTGGGGCTAGCGGGCTCCGTCATCGGCGGGCTCCTGGGAGCGATCTAGATGCCCATCCGCCAAGAGAACCCGACGCTGCGCCTGGGCCAGACGCCGTGGTGGGATGCGCGTGCGACGGCTGAGACGGCGCGTCTGATCTTCGAGGGCGGCAAGGCGCAGGGCGAAGCGTGGCAGCGTGGGCTGCTCTATGCGGGCGAGGCGATCGGCAAGGGACTGCACCTCATCGGGCAGCGCAAGCAGGAGGACAAGACGCGCGCCACGGCGTTCCAGCGCGAGAAGGAACTGATGCGGATGCGCCACGGCTTCAACCTCAAGGAGGAGGAGGAGCGGCAGAAGGGCATGGTCGCGCGCATCAAGGCGGAACTGGAAGCGCGCGGCAAGCACCACGCGCAGGAGCGAACGGCCGAGGCCAGCCAGCAAGCCTCGATGGCTGCCGAGAACCTCGTCCCGGTGATGGAGGCCCTGGCGCAGGCGGATGCCGCGGAGCAGTTGCGGGCGCAGGCGGCGCAGGAGCGTGCGCGAGCCGAGCGCCTGTACGTGCCGCCCATGGCGGGCATCGGCGTGCCGGATCTCTCGAAGGCCGACGACGCGCCGGGCACCTACGGGCCGGGCGATGTGGGTGACATCCTGCACGCTGGTTACGACGCCGCGATCCGCAAGGCCCTCGGCGACGAGAAGGCGCTGCTCGACGGCGCGGAGGGCCTGCTCGCCGAGGCCCTCAAGCGCAAGGGCAAGATCGACGACCCCGAGACGCGCAAGAAGATGAACCGTGCCGTGATGCGGCTCACCCGTGCGCGCACGAAGAACGCGATGGCGCTGCAGGAGTACGCCGACATCAAGGGCAACCGGCAGCGGCTCGAAGAGGCCGAGCGCAACCGGCGCGAGCGGCTTGCGACGCGCGCGGCCGACTACGAGCAGACGCGCGCGTGGCAGCGCACGGCGGATGCCGAGGAGCTTGGGCGTCGTCGGGAGACTGCGCTCACTCTCTACAGGAACAGCACCCTCATCGCCAAGACCCCGGAGCGCAAGGCGGCGCTCGAAACCTCGCCTGACCCCTTCATGCTCTACGAGCAGTTCATGCAGGAGGACGCGCTCAAGCTCAAGCGCGCCGAGGCCGAGGGCAAGGCCGAGGAGAAGAAGGCCAAGGACGCGCGCGCAGAAGAGGATCGCCTGCGCAAGCGCGAGGAGACGCTCACCGAGGAGCACGAGACGGCGCGCGGCGAGGTCGGCGACCTCTTCAAGAGGATCGGCGACGGCGACGGCTTGTCCGACATCTACGACGAGCGCGCCTGGGGCGAGCGCGGCGATGTGACGAACTGGCTCAAGGATCTGACCAAGCGGGATGTGGAGCGCATTCTCCAGTTCCCTGATGAGATTCCGAACGACGCTGCGGGCAAGCGGCTGAGCGAGGCGCTCGACGATCTCGCCAAGAACAAGTTCCGCATGACGAAGGGCGTCGCCCGGCGCATGAGCCCCCGGGAGCACTACGACGCCCTGGTCGCCGAGTTCGAGAAGGACTTAAAGCGCAAGGCGACGGCGGAAGAGAAGCAGAGGCTCCGCGCCCTGGTGCTGCGATGAGCGACGAACTGGAGGAATGGCTCAAGAAGCGCGGCGGCACCGAGGTCAAGCCAACATCGCCCGCCGATGCGGTCACCAAGGACGACCCGCAGGAGCAGGAGAGCGCGGGCGACGCCGTGCTCGACTGGCTCAAGCAGCGCCAGAAGCGCGCGGAGCAGGAACGCGGCATCGGGCAGTTCGGCTACGGCAGCGTGCAGCCCGACTGGCACCGCCGCGTGCCCGAGCACTTCTTCGGTGCACGCTACGAGCGCACCCCGCTCAAGATGCCGACCGAGTACATCGGCGTGCGCGAGCTTCTCGGCGTCGATCACACGTTGGGCGGTCGCGCCTGGGCGTACACCGACGCCGACGGCGAGCGTCGCGATCTCTCGCCCGAGCAGGCGCAAGCGATCTACGACTGGGGCGTGCGCCGTGGCGCGGTCCAAGCCGACGACGCGCCGCTGGGCGAGGCCTTCAGCCCGCAGCCCGCCATGGTGGACATGGCGCTGCTTCGCGGCGGGCACGTGCCGACCTACGACGAACTGGAGAGCGGCACGCGCGCAGGAACCCAGTTCGAGGAGGAAGCGCAGGACTCGCTGACTGCGGAGAACAAGCTGAACCAGCGCGTGAACGCGCTGATGAGGGATCTCTTCCACGCGCACTACGAACGCGGGCGCAACCAGTACGACGGTAGCGAGAAGGGAGGTGGTCGAGCCCTGCCCGACGAGCGCGGCATGGGTGCGCTGACGTTGCGCCCGCACCGCCGCAGCGGCACGCGCATGGGACGCGCGATCGGGGCCGCCGGTCACGAACAGGTGAGCATCCCGCCCTCGTCGGTGTACGTGATCCAAGAGGGCATCCGCGCCCTGCGCGACGACCTCGACCAGCGCGGCCTCACCGAGGAGGCGTTCACCGAGAACTTCCTGCGCTTCCAAGCGGGCGACAAGGAGGCCGACGAACAGCTTGCGCATCTCTTCGTCCGCTACGCGCAACAGATCTATCGCGTGGCCGAGGCCAACGAGGATGTCATCTACCAAGAGAAGGCGAAGTGGCTCGAATCGTGGGTGCTGCGCGGCATCCATCTAACCGTCACGGGCGCGACTCAAGTCGGGTCGGCAGGCATCGTCAACCTGAACTGGATCGACGAACTCAATGCACTTACGCCCGAGCGCAAGGACCGGGCGGCGCGTGCATTCCGCGAGCAGGCGAGCTTCGCCGAGAAGCTGGGCAGCGAGGTCATCGAGACGCTGCCGTTCCTCGTCGGGGTGCACGCGCTCTCCTCGCGCATCACGCAGGGCATGGTCAAGGCGGGCCTCTCCCAGGCCACGGCGAGCTACTGGGGCAGCGTCCTGGGCATGGGCACCTACGGGATGCTCAACGGCAGCTTCTACGACGAGGAGGGGCGGTTCGACCTACTCAAGGGCCTGGGAGGCAAGGGGCGCGAGGCGTTCCACCTGTCGCTCTTCGGTGCGGCCATGCCGCTGGCGCGCACCATGGGCTTGGCGCGCGGCGAGGGTGCGTGGAGTGCGCACGCCAAGCGATACGCCGCCAGCATCGGCAAGGCAGCGACGCCCAAGGTCTACGGCTTCCTGCGTGCGCTCGCCGATAGCACCCCAGCCTACGCGCGCGGTATGTTCGCCGAAGCCGTCGGTATGACGCTGGCCTCGAACTTCGCGACCATCGCCGACGACCTGATCTTCTCGACGGAGCAGGACCGTCTCAAACGCGCGCTGGCGGGCGAGTCCCTGATCAACGAGGAGACGCTCGCGCACGGGCTGGGCATGGGCCTGATGTTCGGAGCGCACGGCACGTGGAAGATGATGCGCACCCGCGTCTACGGCGCGGGCAACGAGTTCATGCCGCCGGTCCTGCGCGAGGGCGTGGTGCGTGCCGAGGCGCTCGCGCGTGCGGTGGACCGCATCGATGCCGAGACGGCCAAACGCATCCGCGAGACGATGCGCCAGCGCAAGACGCTGACGGAAGAGGACGGCATCCGCTTCCTCGAAGAAGCCCTGGAGTCGCGCAAGGCCAAGGACGGCGACCTCAACGATGTGGAGATCCCGCTGGAGATGATCTTCAGCGAGGGCCGCGTGGACTGGTTCACGCAGCGCGTGAAGGAACTGACCGACGGCGGCATGGCGCAGGGCGACGCCGTGGTGCGCGCGACGAAGGAGGTCAAGGAACTGCCCGTGCGTGTGACGGGCGACCGGGCGCACATCGAGGGCCCGTACCGTCCGACGGGGCGGGTGCGTCCTGCGGGCACCGACCTCGAACGCTACGAGCGCGCGATCTACGTCGAGGAGCCCGACGGCAACATCCGTCTGTACGAGCGCGGCCCCGGTCACCAGCGCGGCCCCGAGATCAGGATGCTCTCGCCCAAGGAGGTGGAGGTCTGGCGCAGCTTCGACGAGCTTCCGCGCGATGAGCGCGCCACGCGCCGCAGCGAGTTCCGCAACCGGCTGGGGCGGCACGCGGAGGCCGAGGCCGACACCAGGGCGGTCCCCGACATCGAGGCCCAGGAAGCCACGTTGTTCGCCGAGCGCGAGGGCTACGCGACGATCACCTCGCAGCGGTGGAAGGACGGTTCGGAGTCGGTGCTCGCCGTCGATCAGGAGGGGCAGCTTCGGCTGCTCACGCTCTCCGAGAAGGAGGTCCGTCACCAGCGGCACGCGCGCATCAACGACCTCGCCAACGAGTCCATGGTGCTGCTCGCTTCGCGTCACTTCGATGTGCGGATGCCCGACGACGACATCATCACGCCCGACGGCAAGAGGCTCAACTGGAAGTACGGGCCCGAGCCGGGCGAGGACATCTCGGGGTACACCCTGGAGAACCTGCGCGACGCGCTGACGAAGTACACGAACATGGTGGACCGTCAGGTCGATGCCGTGATGACCATGGTCGAGAACGCGGCGCGGGCCTGGGGTGAGCGCACCGGAGAGCCGGTCGAGGAGTTCGTGGCGCGCAACATCCGGGGCGTCGGCGCGGGCACGCATCCCGGTGCGCACGATCTCTTCCAAGAGGTCTACAAGCGCGACCTGGGCGGCGCGCGCATCGAGATCATTCCGACCGGCAAGCGCGGCGAGGTGCTCGTCGATGATGTGTACGCCGGGATCTACCGCGCGATGCGCGAGAAGCTGGGCGACGAGAACTGGCTCAAGCTCTACCAGAAGGATCCTGCCAACGCCGAGCGCGTCATCAACGTGCTGACGCGACGGCTGCTCGAAGATGTGATCGACCACGTGCAATGGGGCAAGGTGAACGGCTTCGGCTGGTACGACCAGATGATGAAGCTGGAGCGCCTCAACCTCGGCAAGATCTTCCCCGAGTTGCTGCCGGAGAACGACACCCAGGTCACGGTCAAGATCGACGGCAAGGACCGCACCTTCGACGTTACGTGGAACACGTTCCTGCTCGTGCAGACGGTGACGAGCTTCGGCAACGAGCCCAAGACGAACTTCAACGCGGCGGTGCGTGTGTGGGAGGCATGGGGTGATCGCACCGGGCCGATGCCCATGCGGCAGGAGAGCGGCATCGGGTGGACGTACCGTGCGGAGCCGGTCGAGAAGGGGATTGCGCGCCTCAACCGGATGCGCGAAGCGATGGGCTCGTGGGACGAGGTCATCCGCTGGATGCTCACCGAGCATCCGGCCTCCGAGATCTACAAGTGGAACGCCGACCCGAAGATCATCACGAGGTCGGACCCGGGGCTGCACCCCGGCGCTTACGTCATGGGCATGAAGGGCGGCCCCTTCTACCTGAACCAGAACCAGATCGACGACTACACCGCCGACCAATGGGTCGCACGGGCCAACAACCGCCGCCTGGGCCAGTCCTATCGCGAGACGGGCGAGTTCCTCGAATCGCCCGAGGGGCGCATCCAGCGCACGCTCTGGAAGGAGGCAGCCCGTCGCGCCGCCGAGATCTACGGCGTCACAATGCGCGACCTCCAGGCTGCGGACTGGTACCATGAGCACGAACTCGTCGCCGAGTTCGGGGCCAAGCCCCCGGAGGCACAGGACTATGCCCAAGCCGCGCAAGAACTCGTCCGGTCGCGAGGGCTCGAACCCGTCCGATCCCGAGACATCGGCGAGGTTGACATCTCGGGAACAGAACGAGCAACGGGCGCGGTCGCTTCGCGAGAACACCGCTGGGCTAGAGCGCGCGAAGAAGTGGCTACAGGAGCAGAAGCTCTCCGAGCCGCTGCCGCTGGACGGGTTCCTAAGCCGGAGCCCAAGCGAGCAGCCCTCGCCGACCGAGCCCTCGGAGACTTCCTCACCGAAGAGGAGTTCCAAGCAGGACTCGGGCGTGCATCTGGAGATCGTCGGGGACAACAGCTTGGGCGAGGACGAGTTCGTCAGTCGTATGATGAGCTTGTGGCGCAAGGCCAAGCGGACTGGGAAGCCTTCCGCTCCGTCATCGCGCAAGCCCTAGCAGAGGGCGAAGGCGGCGCGACGATCGCCAAGGACGGCACGCTCGTCACGAGCGGCATCATCGTCACGACGGATGCGCGGCGCGGGCGTGTGCTCGACCCGCGCACGATGTCGGAGGCAGAAGCCGAGGCAGCGTTCCGCGAGTTCTACGAGGACACCATCCAGCATGTCCTCAAGCCGGGGCACCATCGCGGCGTCTGGCTCGACAAGGAGTCCGGCACTTTCTACCTCGACGCCGTCGCTCAGTTCGATGGTGCGCGCGCTGCCTTCGAGGCTGCCGAGGTCGGACGGCGCGAGAGCCAGCACGCGCTGTACGAGTTCATCGATCCCAAGAGCGGGCGCGACATCGGCATCACCGAGCGGATGCAGTACGTCGAGGTGGGTGAGGGCAAGTACGAGTGGCGCCTGGACGACGGCACCGTCGTCGGCACCACGCAGTTCGAGGCCAAGGCCCGCACCAGGGAGGTGCGCGCCGACTTCGAGAAGAGCTTCGCCCGCCAGGGCTACGTGCAGGAGGCCCTCAACGCCCTGGCCCGGCGCGGTGCGATCACGCAGGCGGCGGCGAACCGAGGCATCGCGCGCGGCAAGCTCAAGCCCGGCAAGCGCGAGAAGGCGTTCGAGAAGCAGCGCGAGGCCCGCCGCAAGTACCGTCCGCCCGAGGGCGAGTTCGACGCCGAGCGCGCCATCGAGCTTCTCGGCAAGGAGAGCCGCGACCTGGGCACGGGCTGGATCACCCCGGAGGGACGCTTCATCCCGATGCAGGGCGGCACGCACTCGATGCAGGCCCGCGAGATCTTCGAGAAGCTGGGCATGAAGATCTTCGAGGGCAAGGGTGCGCGCGAGCGTGACCTCGTGGGCTTCATGGAGCGCACCAACGTGGCGCGCGTGATGCGGGTGCAGCGCGATGGCAGCTTCAACGTGGAGGTGGGCGGGGCCAAGCTGACCGATGCGCAACAGCGGGTCGTCGCGCGGATGCGTCCCTACGGCGTGACCATCGCGAGCCCGCGCCTGCCGGGCGGCTTCGGTCGCTACGACCGGACGACGGGCCGCGAGTTCGCGCGCGACATCGTGCTGGCGCAGCGCAAGGTGCCGCGCGAGATCCTCGACTTCATCGACAAGCTCAACGAGCCGACGACCAAGCCTGAGCACGTGCACCACGGCGTGGTCAAGGGTCTGACGCGCTTCCTCAACCGCGGCGGTTTCGAGGTCTACTTCACCGAGCACGCCGACGCGACGACGGCGATCCACGAACTCCTCGGTCATGTCTTCGTCTGGACCCTGCCCGAGGCGTCGCGTCAGCGGCTCGCGAAGACGCTGAACGCGAAGAGCGCAGACCCGCTGGAGTGGACGACGCACCAGCACGAAACGCTGGCGCGCATGATGGAACGCTACGTGGCCGACGGGCGTGCGCCGACGACGGAACTGCGCGACGCCTTCGCCGTCCTGAGCGCGTCGGTGCGCGACACCTACGAAAGCATCAAGACCCTGCCGCGCGTGCCCAAGCAAGTGCGCAAGGTCTTCGACGACCTGTTCCGCAACAAGCCGATCGCCGTCAGCGCGGAGGAGGCGCGCGTCCTGCTCGAAGGCAACCGCGCGGAAGCCGACGCCGCCATCTACGACTACTTCCAGAAGGATGTGAAGCGCCCGTCGCCGACGAAGCTCAACTCGCTCTTCGCCGGGCTGGACGAGGGGCCGGGCACGCTGCGGATGCTGGCGCGCTCGTGGGGCTTCGTGCACGACAAGCTCCTCGGGCGCGAGGGCATCACCGATCTGGTCGATGCGCCGCTGCGCAAGCTCAAGGTGCCCAAGCGTCTGGCCGGGCTGGGCCGGGGCGCGCTGACCTACGGCGTGCTCAAGCCCACCGGCTGGGTGGCCTCCTTCCTGACCAGCGCAGCGCGCGCGATCTTCGGCAAGCCGCCGGTCAACGTCGGCGCAGCCGTGAGCAACCTGATCAAGAACGGCATCACCGACCCCTTCAAGATCGCGATGGAGGTGCAAGCGCAGATCGCGGACGCGGAGGCGGCGAAGAGCGCGGCGCAATGGGTGGCGTTCAAGTACATCCAGCGCATGGGCACGGGGCCTGACGGCAAGCCGCTCGACCCGGTGCGCAACGAGGTGCTCGTGCGCTTCTTCACGGGCGAGGATGTGGCAGCCGTCGGCAAGGTCACGCGCGCGCACATCGAGAACGCCATCGGCCGCGAGCAGGCCGAGGCAGCGGTGCGGCTGCGCGACCTGATCACGGCCGGGCAGTACGAGATGGTGCGCCTCGGGCACATGACCGAGAACACGCGCGGTCGCTGGTCGCGCGTGGAGGACGGGCAGACGGTCAGCGAGTGGCTGCCGCGCATCTACGAGGAGAAGGAGTTCAAGGCTGCCTTCGGCCTGCTCGACATCCTCGCGCGCCGTCTGCGCAACGAGCCCGAGCCGGAGGGCAAGGGAGGCAAGCGCGGCTACAAGGTCGAGCAAGTGCACCGTCGTCTCGACGGCTACTGGGTGGACTTCCGTTACGGCGGCGGGCGCACGCAGTCCAAGCCGTTCAAGACGCTCGAAGAGGCGAAGGCCTATCAGGCCCGGCTGCGCGAGACGGAGTCGCTGCGCAAGAAGGCGCCGCGCAACGTGAACATCTACTGGCTCAAGGACGGCGGGGCCCTGGTCACGTGGCAGTCGGGCAGCGGGCCGACGCAGAGGGAGACGTTCCGTCCGCGTTCGCCGAAGTACCGAGGCCTGCGCAACCCGCTGCACAAGTTGCGACTGGACGCGCAGAAGTTCTACGAGGGGAAGAAGGAGTCGCAGCGCCTGTTCAAGGAGCGCGCGAAGCTGACGCACACCGAGATCATTGAGCCGCTGCCGAAGGAAGTGCGCGAGGCGCTGGGCGAGGTGCGTGATGCGGGCGTGCTGGTGGCGCGCGCGCTGGCCTCGCAGGCTGCGGTCAAGGCGCACCTCGAACTCTTCCAGCGGCTGGGGCGCAACGAGCGCATGGTCGCTCCGTTCGGGAAGGAGGTCGAGGGCTGGGAGCAGATGCCCGAGGGTCGCAGGGGTTCCCGCTACGGCGCGCTCAACGCACGCTACGTCCACCCGAAGCTGAAGAAGATGCTGGTGGGCGAGTTCGGCGAACGCGACACCTCGCTCGTCTCCGTCGAGACGGCGCTGCGGATACACGACTACGCGCTCTCGCAATGGAAGATGGCGAAAACTGTGGCAAACCCATCGACGCAACTGAGGAATGCCATCTCCAACTCGCTCTTCATGGAGATGGACGGCATCTCCTACTTCAACCCTGGGGACTACGAGTTCTTCACCGAGGCCGCGAAGGTCTTGAGCGCGAAGGATCCCGAGTCGGTGCACGGCAAGCTGCACCGCCGTCTGATCGAGTTGCGCGTGATCTCCTCGGACGCCGTGACCAGCGAACTGCAAGCGATGGTGGACGAGGTCGCGCGCGTGCCGGGCAAGACCTGGGGCCAGAAGCTGAACAACTGGCAGGCGCGCTTCGTCGAGCGCCTGGGCAAGGGCCGCCTGATGGAGGCGGGCACGGGCGCGCTGGGGATGATGTGGTTCTACCGCATGGCCGATGTCTTCCCCAAGGTCAGCGCGGCCATGAAGAAGATCATGCTCAAGAAGATGAGCATCGAGGACGCGGCGCGCGAGGTGCGGCTGAACTACCCGACCTACGAGACGGCGTGGACTTCACTCATCACGCAGGGCAAGCACAACCGCGGGCTGCGCACGGTGACGCCTGCCTTCCTGACCTTCCGTTCCGAGGAGCTTCGCATCGGGCTGCGCCACCTGTCGCAGCGTCCGTTCCGCTTCGGCGTCTTCACCTGGGTGATGTGGAACGCGCTGGGGCGCGCGCTCTGGGCGGCGACCGGGCTGGGCGACGACGAGGATCTCGTGCAGGCGAACCTCCCGCCCTGGATGCGCACGGGTCCGATGGTGCTGCCGCTGCCCTACCTCTCGAAGGAGGGAGACTTCGGCGTGCTCAACCTGACCAACGCCATGCCGTGGGCGCAGTACGTGACGGGGCTGCACAACCTGTTCACGGGCGACGACCTGATGGACCGTCTGTTCAGCGGCGGCAAGCGCGTGCTGAACCTGCCGCTCAACCCGTTCGTCGGCATCGGCATCCAGCTTCTCTCCAACCGGAACTTCTTCACGGGCGACGAGATCACCTTGCCCGAGGAGGCGCCGCGCGAGTACCGACGCAAGACGATCCGCTTCCTCGTCAACGCGCTCATGCCGCCGCTCTTCCCCGCCTTCTTCGGCAAGGGCACGGGCGGCTACTCGTGGAACAAGCTGATGCAGGCGTTTGACCAATCGCCCATCGACCGGCTGGGCGAGAAGAAGCGCGACCTCCTGCCGACGGTGCTCGACATCGGCACGTTCTGGAAGGAGCAGCACATCAACCTCGACGAGGTGCAGGACGCCAACGTGCGCAAGGCGCTGCGCCGGATGCAGGACACGCTCGACACGATGAAGGGCTACGCGCGCGACAAGACGCTCGACGCCGACTACAAGGAGAAGCTCTTCGACGACATGGGCGAGAAGCTCCTCAAGCGCGTGCAGGAGTACCTGATCGCCAGCGGCAACGCGACGGTCGAGGACGCCGACGAGTTGACCCTGGAGGAGATGTGGGCACGCTTCCCCGAGTTGTTTGAACTGGACGAGAAGCAGCGCGCGGAAGCGGAGAAGACGCCCGAGGAGATCAAGGAGTCGCGCGACGACTTCTTCGAGATGCAGCGCAAGCGGTTCGGCTTGCCCGAGGTGCGGCGCATCGGCGAGGGCCGGGGCCTCGGGCGCAGCAAGTAGAGGTGGCGGAAGCGACGGGACTCGAACCCGCCGACGCTTGGTGCACTCGCTCTTTCGTGGTCTTACCGTGCTGGCTAGGGATCCGCTCCAATGCCTGGGCCCGTGCGCGTCTCGGGTTCCCGTGGTGAGGTTCCGGGCGTTGCGATACGTGGCGTGCGGTACTGCGCTCCGCAGCGGCGTGCGTGCTTAGGGCTGCTTCGTCTCCGACCTGACCCGGTTCACACGCTCGCGCACTCGGAGCCGACACCGCACGGTTCGGTGCCGTTTCATCCGGTCGCTCTCCTCGGTACTTGCCGACGACGGGCCCGTGCCCGTACTTCGGAGAAACATTCACCCCACGAGGGAGTGCTTCGGCACGTGCTGCGACGGGCGAGGGCAACCCACAACCCGGAGCACTCGGAGTCAGCGACGGCGTATCCAGAGCGAGGGCAGCATCCTGATCCGGGGGGTAATGCCCGCCAGCCCGGCACCCGCCGGGAACGCTTCCGAGTCGATGCAGCCTCATGCAACCCAAGGTTGCACGAGGCCTCGGCTAGCGCAAGTGTGGGCGGGCTAGAATGCGGGTCCGCGCGGCGGGGGTGACGGTGATGCTCCCGCCCCCCTGCCGTCGCGGGACTGGAGGATCCATGCGCTACCCCGTTCTCGTCCTGTTCGCGTGCCTCGTGGCCGCGTGCACCAGCGGACCCGGCTCCGGTTGCGACGAATGCGCCGAAGCCGAGGCCACGATCGCAAACCCTACGCCGGGTTCCTCGAACGCAGCCGCCGCTGCGGCGGGGGGCCAGCGATCGGACAACGCGCCCTACGCTCGCGACCTTGCCCGCCTGTCGCCCAACGTGGTGAACAGCCGGGGGGCGGGGGCGGCGACGCTGGAGGACAGTTCGCACGAGCAGCGGCACGTGGCCTCGGGCGGCTCGCAGAACCTGGGCGTGGTGCTTCCGACGGAAGCTCTGTCGCACGCGGGCGGCGGGGGCACGAACCTGAACGTGCTCGAAGCCGCCAAGACGGTGGCGGCCTACCGGGCGATGCTGCAGCTTGCGCTGACGGATCTCAGCACGCCGCCGGATCGGATCGACACGATCAGCGCCGGGCTGGCGCGGGCGCAGGAAGCCCTGAGCGCAGCCCAGTCGGCGAGCAACGTCTCGCACGTGACGCACAACCGCTTCGACAACGCCGTGGTGAACCAGTTCGGGGTGTCGAGTTCGAGCACCGACGGGCGGGCCGATGCCGAGACGATCGGCAAGGTCAGCGAGGCAGCCGCTCGGACTGCGACTGGTTTGCAGCCCTTCGAGAAGCCCTCTGCGGAGAAGGCTGAGTTCCCCCCGCCCGCGGGGGCAGGTAGCTCCCCGATCCCGCCGAGCGACGGAGGTGGCTAGTGCGCGCCTCGCACCTGATGTTCGCGCTCCTGCTCTGCGCCCTGGCCCTGCTCGTGGCGGCCTGCAGCTTCACCTGGGACGACTCGGCCAACAGCGGCACCAACGTCCGCTGGAAGGCCGGGCCCTGCGCCGGGCAGGACGAGGCCCTGCCGGTGGGCGGCAGCCGCACCCCGGCCAACGCCACCACCGTGGGCGGGGGCGGCTAGGAGGCCCGTGAGAGGCCCCAGATCGCCCTGTGCTGCGCCCGTGGTGGCGGGGCGGCCACCCGACCCCTCGTGGGGGCCGACGCAGCCAGGGCGCTCCTGGGGCGTGCACCCCGGGGGTGCGCCGGGGTACGCTCACACTTGTGAGCATCGCCGACGACCCCTGCGCGCGCGAGCGCACCGTGGCGCTCCCTGGCGCACCCTCGTGCGCGCTGACGAACCGGGCCCCGCCCTGGCGCATCGCGAGCTACATCGCATGGCTGGAGATGGTGGACCGGGCCCTGCGCATCAACGGCTTCGCGAGCGTCTTCGACTGGGAAGACGACTGCGGTCAGGCCAGCGACGCCGAGGCCGAGCACATCCTGCGGCTGGTCTTCGGGGGGAGCCATGAACGAGGTCTTTGACAAGGTCAGCCCGGCGGCCAACGGCTTCTACTACGTGAGCGAGATGTTCGCCGGGGAAGCTGACTGGCGCGACGCGCAGCAAGTGATCTACGCCAAGCTCAGGGCCTCGAAGCTCGACCCCGGCAGCGGACGTTGGAAGTCCACCAAGATCGAACGCGACGGCACGTTGTGGTGCCACGTGCTCACGTGGACGACGGAGCCGAAAGGGCACAAAGAAACCCCCGCCGACTAGCGACGGGGGTTCAGGAGCCGAGGTACACACCCAGCGGGTGCAGGTTCAGTCGTCGCGAGGTTCGAGGCGGCGCCCCATGCGGGCGAACTGCTCGCCGAACAGGTAGCCGCAGCGCAGCGTGCAGAAGTGCTCCGAGCCGAGGTAGCCCCGAGCCTTCGGCTCGCCGTCGGCGACCTCTTCCGAGCGGAACTGCGGCGAGCGCGCGCGACCGCACTCGACGCAGATCCATGCGTCGGGCACGCCCTCGGGAGCGCCCGGCCTCTGCCCACCACGCTTGAACGTCGAGGACTTGCAGAAGCTCGCCGGGCCCGTGCGCGCGTCACAGAGCGACGGCATCTCGGGCGAGTAGACGCGGACGCTGCGCGTCGGCTGCGTCACGTGGAAGTGCGAGCCGCACCACAGGCACGTGAGCGGCTCGTTCGTGGCGTTGAAGTCGCGGAAGCTCATCAGTCCTCCTTGACCTCGAAGTGCGAGTCGATGCCGCACGCCTTGCAGCGCACGTGGTTGAGGTTGCCCAGGCGACCCAGGAAGACGAACGGCCCGCGCCCGCCGCAGCCGGGGCACGGCGAGATGCGGGGCTCGTCCTCCGCGTGTTCGCACGTGCCGCAGACCATGCGGTCGAAGGTGCCCTCGGGCGTCGGCACCGCTCCCCAGGTGCTGTAGGTGTGCGTGCCGCACTCGGGGCACGGCTCCTCGCTGCGCCGGGGATCCCGGCCCTGGACGCGCACCCAGGCACGGTCGCCAGAGGCCACGAACGCCCCCAGGTTCGCGCGGTCCTCGTTCAGGAGGGTGGTGACCAGTTCGTGCACGGTGTCGGCGTAGCCGGTCACGTAGAGCGTCACGGCTGCCTTGCGGTCGAGGCCGCCCGCGCAGCCCGCCTCGACGCTGACCTTGTTGATGACAGGATTCCTAGACATGGTGTCCCCCATGGTTGTTGGTGTTCGAGCTTGAGTACCGCGACGGCGGCACCTTCGGTGCACGCGCCACGATGAAGCGGATCGCGAGGCCTTCCTCCTTGGCCTGCGCGTTGAGGTCGTCGGCCCAGGCGAGAGCTTCACGGTAGCTCCCGTGGAGGCTGGTGCCGAGGCCCCAGGGACGACGAGCGCCGCCGCGCTCGACGCCCCAGGGGCAGTACGTGATCTCCTTCGTGCTCACTTCGTTCCTAGCTGCCGTAGACGGCGTTGATGCCCTTCACCGCACGCTTGCGCTGCGCGGCCTTGGCGGCGGCACCCTTGTAGCGGTCGAAGGCCTTCGAGGTGTGGCGCGTGATGCTCTTCACATCGCCCTCCTCGATGCCCGCGGCGAGCAGGTTCGTCGCGACGCTGCGGCGGAAGCGGTGCCAGCCGTCGCCCTCTTCGCGCGAGCACTTCGCCGCCGTGACGATGTCCTTCAGAACGTCGTCGCGGCTGTTGAAGTCCTTGCCCTCGTTGCGCGGCGACTCGGGCCAGATGACCCAGGAGCCGTGCCCCTTCTCGTCGCGCGCGTCACGCACCGCAGCGGGCACGCTCTTGAGCGCGACGATCAGGTCGTCGGGCAGATCGAGGTACGGCGTCTCGGCGTCCTCGCACTTCACGATCGCCGGGTCGAGGTGCAGCACCTTCTTCTTGAGGTCGAAGTAGTCCCAGCGCAGCCAGAAGATCTCGTTGATGCGCAGGCCCAGGTAGATCGCGATGGCGACGGGCAGGTACATCCCCGCGAAGTAGCCGTAGCGGTTCTTCCACGTGCGGGCGCACTTCAGGATCTTCTGGCACTCGTCGGGCGAGTACCACGTGACGCGCTTCTCGACCTTGGCGGGGACGAAGACCTTGGCGTCGTCCTCGGTCACCGGGTGACGCTCCTCGTTGAGCACGGGCACCGCGACGCCCTGCTTGCGCAGGAACTTGCAGAACGTGCCGACGATGAACTGCAACTGGTTCGCCCACGAGAAGCCGACGCCGCGCGCCTTGATCTCGTCCTTGAACCAGCGGTGGAAGTCCACCACCGTCCAGTCGAGCGGGGAGATGTCGCGCCACCGCTTGCCGTCCTTGGCGCGTGTCGAGTTCAGGAAGCTACTGGAGAGGTGCCGCTTGTAGTCGCGCGCCGTCTTGAGCGCGAAGGCGCGTCGCCCGTTGGGCAGGCGCTGCTCGCACCGCTCGTCCAGGGAAGCGTGCCAGCGCGCCTCGTAGTCGCTGACCTCGTCGAGCTTCTCCTCCAACGCCTTGCGCTCCAGCGAAGCGATGTAGGCCTGCGCCGCGTGCTCGCCGAGGACATCGGCCTCGCGCTGGTTCGTGATCTTGCCCTGGCGGTTGCGCTCGACGACCAGCGGACGACCGTTGTCGAGCTTCACGGTGACCTTGGTGCTCTTCACGCCCTCGTCGGTGTAGACGCGGATGTTCGCGCGGAACGTCTCGACGTTCTTGCGACGAGCGCGCCCCTCCTCACGGGAGAGGCGCTTCGTCTCGCTCTTGTCCTCGCGGGTGCCCGCGGGGCTGACCTTGTGTCGCAGGATCTTCATGGCTTCTCCTGTTCGTTGAGTCTCGGTGTCCCCTGCCCCCGTCGGGGGCACCCACAAGTGTAGGATGAAGGCACGGCGTGCAGGCACGAAAACCGAAAAGGCTGGAGAGGGCCATTCGTTGGGGCCAGGGAGCGCGGATCCTCGCAATGCCATCTCGCGGATCGCAGCGTCTGGCGGGGTCTGCCCCCGTCAAACCGGCCTCCAGCCGTCGAGCCGAGGTGTCCTAGCGTGTCCGTTGGAGGCACGAGATGCAGGCACGAATGCAGGCACGATCGTGCAGGCACGGCTCACTTCGCGCGGCGCTCGACCTCGGCGAGGAGCATGGAGGTCGGCGCTTCGCGGATGAGCGCGACCATGAGCTTGGCGAGAAGCTCGCTCGACTCGCGCGCGGGCTTCGGGGCCTTCGGCGGCTTGCGTTGGCCGATGTAGTCCAAGCCACGCTTGGCTGCCGACGCCCAGTTGCCGTAGGTGCCGACGGCCAAGCCGACCTCCTTGCACGCCTCCGGCACGGTGCGGCCCTCGGAGCGCAGCTTGGCGATGCGCTTCAGCACAGCCGCCTTCTCTGCCTTCGTGCGCCGCTTCGGCTTCCTCGTCTTCGGTGCGGTCTTCGTCTTCTTCGTCGCCTTCTTCTTCGCGGCCACGCGGTGCTCCTTCCCGGCATAGAGGTGGTGGAGCGAAGGGGACTCGAACCCCTGACCCCGTGGCTGCCAGCCACGTGCTCTACCAACTGAGCTATCGCCCCATGCCGGGATCCTCGTCGCCCGAGGACTCATTTGCAACCTGCTCGTCCAGGGGTGTCGGCAAAAAAACGAGGGCCTGTTCGTCGGGCGTTCGTGGCTGCGCCGCACGTGTCGCAGGCCTGCCGTGACGACGGCTCTGGACGACGCTGGACTCAGGCCCGATCTGTCGGGCTGCTAGCTTCGCGCGTTCCCCCAGCATTGCCCTGTTGGTGTCGTTGTTCAGCATGGCTTCGAGCTTCTTCTTCTTCTTCTGAAACAGGATCGGAAGGGTAGGTGGGGGGATCCAAGGGGGGCGGGAGGGGAACCCATCTGGGTCGCGCGTGCGTGGAGATCTTGTGGATTCGCGTGGAGTGGCGCGCGGGTGCAGTTTCCGACGTTGCGCCTGTCCGTGCCGGTCTGTAAGACGCAGGCATGACGACCACAAGTGAAGCACACGAGCCGGAACTGCACGTGCAAGTGGTGCCGGTGCCCTACGTGCTGACGCCGACCCAGGCGGCGAGGCTCCTCGGGCGCAGCCGCGCGTGGTTCTACACCTTCCTGCGCACGCCGGAGGCTGCGCCGATCATGGCGGGCTCCCGCCGCATCGGCGGCTTCCGCGTGTTCAAGACCGAAGCGATCCTGCGCTTCATCGAGAACGCTCGATGATTCAGGCGTCCGGCGATAGCCTGAACGGGCCGTCCCCGGCGAGGTCGCGGCTCGACTCCTGTTCGAGCGATGCGGTGTCCCCCGCTGCGCCCGCCGGGGCGGCACCTCACGAGAACCTCGCGGCCTCGCTCATCCCGCTCTTCGAGCATTGCTTCGACATCAGCCCGCTGTTGCCGATGCGCGAGCGTGAGGCCTTGCGCCTCCTGTGGGAACAAGCCAAGCGTGCGCTCCTGTGGGAGTGCCGCCGCATCGAACTGACGACCGCCGTGGTCGAGGCGTCCGTCCGCGTCTCGCACGAGGCCCTGGCGGGCGCCGTCCAGCACAAGACGTTCGCGCAACTGCGCGGCGCGCAACTCGAACTAGAGGAGTTCCTCGCATGATCTTCCGCCGCACCCCTGCTCCCCCTAGCAGCGGCGACCTCGAACGACGCATCGCTGCCCTGGAGGAAGCCGACCAGCGTGATGTGGCCCTGGCCCGCACGCGCCAAGTCGAACAGAAGCTCGACACCTTCGTCCACCGTCTGGCCGAGGTCGAGCGCAAGTTCGATGTGTTCCACGAACGCCTGACTGCGCTGATCACTCGTGAGAACGCGCGGCAGGACTTCATCAAGCGACTTCTGGAAGGAACCAAGTGATGCCGAGCAAGAAGACCGAAGAGAAGAAGCCCTACCTGTACGTGGTCGTCCTCAACGGCAAGCTCATGCAGCAGTACCCGAACCTCTGCATGGCAGCCGACGACGACGAGGCCCGCGTGAAGGGTGCGGCCAGCGTCACCTTCACCGACGAGGACGAGGTCACGGTGTACGTGCGCCCTTTCGTCTGAACCCGGAAGCGACCTCCGGGTTCACCTCGGACGGTTGCTACTGGGTGACCTACTCCTGCACCGACGGCACGTGGACGCAGACCGCGGCAGGCGCACCCGGAGCGATCCGAGCGCGATGACCACGCTGCGCATCACACGCACGCCGAACGACGGCTGGTACCTGAGCGCCGAGCACGCTGGCGGCAGCGTCACCGTGCTCGACATCTCTCGTCGCGCGCTCGTCGAACTGATCGAGAGCGCGAACCGGCTCCTGCACGCACCGCACGGCACGTGCCCTGCGTGTGCGCGCAGGGACCGCAACCTCAAGCGCGCCTTCTGCGATGAGCACCGTCGCCTGTACCGGCTCGCCATGGGCGGCGAACTGGCGGGGGAGGAATCGTGAGCAAGCCGCGCACCTACATGGACCCCGACGACGACGGCGGCGAGGAGAACTGGAACGAGGAAGGTCTGCTGGGGCATCGCGACGGCGCGACCTACGAGCCCAACCTCGACCTCGTCCCGCTCAACAACCAGATGCTGCGCGTCTGGCGCGTGATGCGCGACGGCTACTGGCGCCCGCTGCACGTGATCGCCGAGGCGACGGGTGATCCAGAGGCCAGCGTGAGCGCGCGCCTGCGCGATTTCCGCAAGACGCGCTTCGGCGGGCACGTGGTGCAGCGTCGTCGCATCGGCCGTCTGTTCGAGTACCGGCTGCGCGCGCTGATCAAGGAGCGCCCGTGAGTTGGTCACGCGCCATGCAGAACTACCGGCTGCGCCACGTGGTGCCGCCGAGGAGGAGGTGGAGGAGCCCCATGATCGTGGACCGCATCGAAGCCCTCATCCGGGGCGACATCAAGCCGACGCAGGCGCAGCTTCAACTGGCGGCCAAGATGAGCTTCGAGCGCGGCCAGCGCGAGTGGCCGATGTTCGACGACTTCTTCCTGCACGGCGGGCGCGACGATCCGAGCCGCCCTCCGATCAGCGCAAGCTCGCCGTGGTTCTGCGACCGCCGCCTGGGCCTCGCGCTGCGCAAGCAACCCAAGGAGCCGCCCGCGCCTCGCGCGCTGCTCGCGTGGTACCTGGGGCGCTGCGTCGAGTCGATGGTGCAGCGCCAGATCGTGCTGACGCACGAGAACGTCCTCTGGCCCAAGCTCATCGACAACCAACTGGTCGAGAAGGAGTGCACGCTCGATCTCGACGGCTACGAGGTCAAGGGCCACGTGGATGTGGTGCTGGGCATCGACGACCCGCTCAACGGCATGGTCGCGATCCCGGTCGAGATCAAGAGCGCCGCGACCTACGGCTGGAAGAAGACGAAGAGCACGCGCGCGGTCGATCCGATGTTCGGCCACGATGCGCAGCTTCAGTTCTACATCAACGCGCTCGACGCTCCCTTCGGCATCTACGTCTCGGTCGCCAAGGAGACGGGCCATGCGTGCGAGGTGCACGTGGAGCGCGACGAGAGCTACGTCCACCGCTTCGCCGAGTCGATGTCGCACGTGCACGCCATGCACGCGCTCGACGGACTGCCGGAGCACCCGGCGTTCTGCACCAAGCGTGCGACCACACATCACGGGCAGCCCGTGCACGTGCTCTCCAGCGTGCGCTGCACGTACTGCCCCTACACCACGGCGTGCACCGGGCACGTGCGTGCGACGGACCCCAAGGGCAAGCCCATCTGGATCAAGGAACGGGAGGCAAGTGCATGAGCACCTACGCAGACGACTACGACGGCACGGGCGACTTCGAGATGCCGGTGCCCGGGAGCGTGGTCGCCGTGATCGGCGGCGTCTACGACGTTGGGCTGCAGGAGACGCAGTTCGGAACGAAGAAGAAGATCGTGGTGGCCTACGAGCTTGAGGAGCGCGACTCGAAGGGGCGGCGGTTCATCGTGTTCACGCCGTACTCGGCGAGCGCGCATCCCAAGAGCGCGTACCGCAAGGTGCTCGACGCCTGCGGCATCAAGCCGGAGCGCGACGCGCAGGGTCGGCGCAAGCCGGTCGATCTCACGCTCACGCAGGGGCACTCGGTGATGCTCACCGTGGGGCTGACGGACAAGGGCAAGGCGCGTGCGGAGAACGTGGCGCCGCTGCCTGCGCAACTGCGGCCCGGCATCACGCCTGAGCATGACTTCTCCAAGCCGTTCGGCTTGGCGTCTTGGTACGCCGAGCGTCAACTGAAGCGTGCGCCCAGGCGCGAGACATCGAGCGCGGCGAGCAACGACGACATCCCGTTCTGATGGGACGGATGCAACGCAACAAAGGGAAGGTGGGCGAGCGCGAGTTCGCGAACTGGCTCAAGGCGCGCGGTGTAAGCGCGCGTCGCGGGCAACAGTTCAAGGGCTCGCCCACCTCTCCCGATGTGGAGGTGCTGGAGTGGCCGCATCTGCACTTCGAGGTCAAGCGATGCGAGCGCCTCGTGCTGGGCCCGTCGATGCAGCAAGCCATCGCGGACGCGCAGGGCAAGGTGCCCGTGCTCGCGCACCGCAAGAACAGGACGCCGTGGCTCGTGATCCTGCGGGCCGAGGACTTCGTGAAGCTGATGCTGGGAGGAGAGGCATGAGCCGCTACATCGATCTGGCCTACGACCTGATCAAGCGTGGCTGCATCACGCCGTGGGAGCGCGAGTGGCTGGAGACGGCCGACATGGACGACGACCGCATCGCCGTGCTGCACACGCAGCGCGAGGTCGCGAAGTGGAAGCTGCACAAGCACCAAGCCAAGAGCTTCCACGAGTACTGGCACGATCCGCACAAGTCGCTGCGACCGAAGAAGGCCAGCCGCGCATGACGACGAAGCTCGCCGATGTGATGCAGTTCGTGGAGGTGTACAACGAGGAGTGCGCGCACGTGCTGCCTGCGTGTCGCGTGGTGAACGGTCCGCGCGAGAAGCTCATCCGCCAAGCGTTGCAGGAGGCGACGCTGGAGGACTGGCGCAAGGCGTTCCGCGCGTTGGCCGCGAGCGAGTTCCACACCGGGACCAACGAACGAAGCTGGAAGGGCAGCATCGACTTCGTGCTGCGGCCTTCGCAGCGCGCCATCTGGATCGAGCGTGGCTACGAGCACGAGAGCTTCGAGGAGCACGAGCGCATGAAGCGCGAAGAGGCGCAGGCGCAGTACCTCGATGTGATCGAGGAGATCGCACGCAGCAAGCGCGTGATGCGCGAGGAGGAGCGTCTCAAGCCGTGCAACCGTTGCGGCGCGCGCTCGATCGCCTGGGGTGACGACGAGGAGCACCTGTGCTTCCGGTGCGGGATGCAGAAGCGCAAAGCGGCCCCCGGCGCACGAGGCGCCGAGGGCCAGGGCAACCAAGGCAGGAAGATCAGCGACGACGCGAGGCACGCTTCTTCGCGTGCTTCTTCGCCGCCTTCTTCACAGCCAAGCGATACAGGCGAAGCTCCGCGATGACCAGCGTGCGCAGCCACTCGCTCACGCTGATGCCGTCACGGTCGGCCAAGCCGCCAATCTCCTCGTGCTGCTCCTCGGTGATGCGCACGCTCACGAACTTCGATCGTTCTACGCGCGTCTTGCGGTTCTTCGGCATGGGTGTCCCCCCGTGGAAGAAAGCCGGTGACCCCACCACGGGACTGGCATGAACCGGCAAGTTAACGATGTCCATGCGCGCCCTCGTGCGTCCAGCAAACGAGAGCACGCCACAAGCAATGAAGCGCAACCCGAGGGTGCAACCAGGGGCGAGCGCACACGTGGTAGAACACACACGCAGCCCACAGGAAGTGACGACGCACCGTCGGGGGGAAAGGGGGGCTGCACATCCAGCACGGCTCGTTCACCCACAAGCACGAAAAGCACGAACCCCACGATCGAAGAACAACAACGAGGGGTCATAGGGGAGCTATGAGCGCCAGAACGAAACGAAGCGAGCAAACGGTGCTGGATGTGGTCACCCGCGTGCAAGAAGGCCTGCCGGTCAAGGCAGCGGCGCGCGCCGCAGGCATCGACCCGACGACGCTCTGGCGTTGGCGCAAGGACGACGAAGCTCTCGACATCGCGATCCATCGAGCGCGGACGATGTTCGTCGCGCGGCAGCTTGCCCGCATCGACAAGGCGGGCGAGACATCGTGGAAGGCTGCCGCTTGGCTTTTGGAGCGGCGTCACCCGGCGGACTTCGGTCGTCGCGTCGAGGTCGCCCTGGACGGTGCGCCGAAGCCGGTGCTCGACCCGCTCACGGGCGAGGTGATCTCGGCGTCCGCTGAATCCCACTCCGACGATCCGGCGCTCGAAGCCCAGACCGATGCGGCCGACACGATCGTGCCTGCACGCCGTGCCTACATCGAGCCGGTCGGCGAGGTCGAGCCGGTCGCCGAGGACGACGCCGCAGGAGGCCCGTGAGCGGCGCCCGGCGGCGAGACGACTCTCCTCCCCCGCGCGCGCGAGGGAGCGAACCAGGGCGATCCTCGAAGCCCTGAGCGCGCAGCGCGGCGAGGCCTTCACCCTGAGCCGCGCGAGGCGGGCGAGCCGCCCGGCGTCCATCGGCCGGGGCGATGCGGGCGTGCGGTGGGAGTGATGCTCGCGGGCGGCGGGCCTCGCGGTGGACCGCTTCCTTTCCATCACTACCACTTCCCACGTGCGCGTCATGGGACTCCTACTGGGGCCCCGAGGAGGTGTCGGGGTTGATGTTTTCGAGGAGGGTGTCGAGCAGTTGTTCCATGGTGACGGCTTGGCATCGGGGGTCTTCGATCGCGCAGGAGGCGCGTGCTTCTTCGAGCATGAGCATGGTCATCATGGGGTGTCGTCCGGTGGCGTTGCAGTAGGTTTCGAGTTTGGCGAACGCGGCTGGTGTCCAGTCCTTCACGGTATCCCCTTCGTGTTCTTCTTCGCGCGTCGCTGCGCGAGCGCGAGGGAGTTGATGAGTGCTTTGACATCCACGTTGGCGATCGGCACCCCGCGTGCGATGAGGGTGCAATGCACGAGGTCCGTCCACGAGGCGAGAGCTTCGGGGGACTCGTCGGGGCGTGTGGTTATGCGTCGTCTCAGCATTGCAAAGAAGGCTTCTCGCAGCTTCAGGAGGCGATCGTTTTCGTTGGGGGTTTCGCGTGCCCAGGGTCCGTGGAAGGCGTCGGCGAGGTTGTTGGCGTACTCGACGGCGTGTTGGCCGAAGCTCATCAGTTCATCTCCTCGGGCTTGCCGAGCAGGATGTCTCGGATCTCCTTCCGCTGTTCGGGGGCGATCATGATGGCTTGGGACGTTTGGAGGAGTCCCGAGGCGAGGAAGCATGGTCCGCAGACGAAGAGGACGATCTTGCCGTCGTTCTCTTCGCGTTGTGCGGTGAGCATGGAGGAGGGTGCGACGCGCACCTCGTGGTCGCAGCACGCGGTGATGGTGAGCGTGCAGGGGGAGTCGTCGGGCAGTTCCATGCTGGCGGGGTTGCAGACGATCCAGATGTAGGGGTCATCGTGTGTCGGCATCGTGTTCGTCGCTTTGCGGGCCGATGAGGATGTGGTCTTGGGTGAGCATCCACGCGACGAGGTCGTCGCCGTTGCCCATGACGGGGTGGGCGAGGACGCAGCGCACTTCGAGTCGCTTCTCCCGGTTGCTGAGTCGTTCCGGCATCTCGTCTTCGTGGTAGCCCTTCCAGCGGTCGAAGATGGCTTGGTCGGTGTCGCCCTTCTCGTACTTGGCGCGCTTCTCGGCGAACTGCTTGTCGCGCACCGGCCCGCCGGGGTTGTCGGGGTCGTACCAGCCGCGTCGCGTGTGGAGGTAGTACCAGCGGCGGTCGCCGACCTTGCGGTAGAGCGTCGTGACGATGTTGCCGACTTGCACGCCCCGGACGAAGACCTCCATGTGGAAGTGTCCGATGTAGAAGTTCTCGTTCGAGATCATGTGCGTGTCGGCGCTCATTCTTTCAGCCCGTACTCTTCGAGCGCGTCGGTGAGGATGCGCGCGAGGTCATGCATTTCGCCGTCGAGCGTGAGCGGCGGGTATTCGAGCAGTTCGTCGCGCACGTGTTCGAGCACGTGCACGAGGGGCGCGTGGACGCTGCGCACTTCGTGCACGATGGCGCGCTGGATGCTGTGCCGCACCTTCGTGTTCTTGAGGAGGTCCACGTAGGGCTTGAGGATCAGCGTGATCTCGCCGAGCGCGGTGACGCGGAGGGGCGTGTGCTCGTCGCTGCGCTGCACCATCACTTCACGCGCACCCAGCCTTCGACGAACTTCTCGCCCGTCTTGGTGAGCTTGTACTTGCCGCGCACCTCCTTGCCCTTCTTCATCTCGGGCTTGGCGACCCAGGGGGTCTTGCGCAGGCTGACCATGGTTTCGGGGATGTAGCTGGGCGCCTTGGCGCCGATGACCTCGAAGCACCAGTCGATGCCGCCCCTCGTGGCCCAGCCCATGCCTTCGACGATGGTGAGCCAGTAGATGAAGAGGAGGCAATGGTTGCGTTTGCGGTAGCGGCGCGAGGAGGGCACGTTCATCTTGAGGTACCACTCCTTGAGGCGGGTGCCGCGCTTGTCGTCTTCGGTTTCCTGGGGCGGCAGTTCGTCTTCCTTGGGCGGCGGCTTCTTCTTCGGTTCGTCCTTGGGGGCCAGGGCGAGGAGTTCGTCGAGGAAGCTGATCGGCTGCCGTTGGGGCTCGCCGGGGGTGAGGGGGGTGGCGTCGGCCTTCCTTGCGAAGAAGGGGAAGTAGGCCTGGGCCGCGAGGACGCACAGTTCCTGGGTGCCTGCTACGTCCAGTTCGAGGTCGCCGAGCTTCACGCGCAGCCGGGAGGGCTCGCGACCGGGCGGCGGGGCCGGGGGTTCCTGTCGGGGTGCGGTGTCCATGGACGCCCCTGTACACGGGAGGCCTGACGGTTGCAAGTGTGGTACGGTTCCGCCATGCACAAGCACCCGCCTTACGACTGCCAGCGCATGGGCGAGAAGAGCCTGCACCGGCTGAACAACGACGCCTACGAGGCCCTGATCGGGCTGGCGCGCGTCTGCTACTGGTTGGCCCAGAACGCCGCGGAGCGCGCGTCCAAGTCGGCCGAGCAACAGGGCATGGACCCGGCGACCTACCGGGAGTGGGTCGAGGACTGGAGCTACGGGCTGGGCGCGGCCACCTTCATCAAGCAACACGCGCGTCGCATCCTGCGCGTGGCCGGGCGCGACATCGTGCGCTGGCACGGCTTCGTGGACGAGTCCGAACTGCTCGTGTTCCTGAACGAGATCCAACAGCACCTCGTGGCCGCGGAGCACGCCGCCGAGCAGTAAATCACTTGTGGTAGCGTGCGTGCGTGAGCACGTTCGCGCCGAAGATCAGGCCGCACCCCGGACAGGTCGCCATGATCACGGCGGCGTTGATCTACGCCGTGGTGATCTGGGCGGTCGGTCGTCGCTACGGCAAGACGAAGGGTGCGATCCAGCTTTGCTACATCGAGGCCGCGCGCCACAAGGGCCTCTACAAGTTCGCGTACTGCTCGCCGACCTACAAGCGCGCCCGCGAGGTCTATCAGGAGTTCGTTCAACTCTTCAGGCCGCTGATCAAGAAGAAGCGCGACTCGGACCTCTACGTCGAACTGATCCCGTTCGGCAACAACGCCGGGGTGAAGGGTTGGTTCTGGAGCTTGGAGCAGCACGACAACCTGCGCGGCGAGGGCCTCAACCGCGTGATCGTGGACGAGTGCGCCGATGTGGTGAGCGAGGCCTACTACGCCACGCTGATGCCGATGCTGGCCGACGGCGACGGCGGCAAGGCGCTGCTCCTGGGAACGCCCAAGCGTGTGGGGGTGGGCTTCACGTGGTTCCGGGCCGAGTTCACCAAAGGGGAGGATGCGGTCGCCTTCCCGCACCACAAGAGCGGCAAGGGACCGAGCGAGGAGAACCCGCACCTGTCCAAGCAAGTCCTCGCCCGGCTGCGCGAGGACTGCATCGACGACCTGACGCGGCGCGAGGAGTACGACGCCGAGTGGATCACCGAGGAGGGCGCGGTCTTCGAGCGGCTCGACGAGGCCTTCGTGCTGCCGGTGCTGCGCAGCGAGGGACGCTACATCTGGATCGGCGAGGAGCCCCGGCCCGAGGGCAAGTACATCGCGGGCCTCGACCTCGCGCGCTTCGAGGACTTCACGGTCCTGTCGATCTTCGACCGCCGCACGCGCCGACAGGTCGCGGTGATGCGCTGCCAGGGCGAGGAGTACGAGTACCAGTTGAAGCTGATCAGCGAACTGCGCGCTCGCTACAACCGGGCCACGGTGGTGGTGGACGAGCAGGGCGCGGGCACGCCGGTCATGGAGCGGCTGCGGCGCGAGTACGGCGACGGCGCGCGCGCGAAGAAGTGGACGAACCGCAACAAGGAAGAGGACATCACGCGGGCGCGGCTGCTCTTCCAGCGCACCGAGTGGACGTTCCTCGACTTGCGCTGGCAGCGCAACGAGTTTCAGGTCTACACGCGCGAGCTTCTGGAGATCAGCGGCAAGTACCGCTACGCCGCGCCGCACGGGATGCACGACGACGCCGTGGTCGCCGCCGCGCTGGCGAGCGAGATCCTCGCGCTGCCCTTCATCGCCGAACGCCGCGCGCAGCAAGGAGAGTACCCCTTCACCCTGGAGGCCCTCGACCGGCTGGAGCGCCGCAACAAGTGGCGCGACTACTTCAGGAGGATCGGATGAGCGGCGTACTGGTCGTCTACCGGGGACAGGTGTTCACCGCGGAGGAACTGCGGCGCACGCATTACTTCCGCGCGAACACCACGCGCCTCGCCAAGCGCAAGCAGCCCACCACCGTCTACGAGCGGCACCTCGATCGCGACAACAACCGGGCCTGGGCCGAGGAGCTTGACCCGACCCTCTATGTCCCGTCCGAGCCGAGCTACCACCAGCGGCTGCGCGACGGCTTCGCGATGCTGCGCGACTGATCCGCACCCCGAGGGTGCGCTTTCAAGTGTGGTACACCGCTTTGCATGGAGAACCAGCGTCAACCGCGTGCGCGCCGCGCGCGCTACGAAGACATCGTCGCGCTCCGCTCCGAGATCGCGGAGCTTCGTTCCGAGCTTTCCCGGCTGCGCGCGTCCATGCCCGGCAGCGGCGGGCTCCCCCTGACCAAGGAGGAGTTCACCGGGCGGGCGATCATCGCCACCATCCAGAGCGGCGGGTGGGGCCAGTTGAAGTACGCGGGCCAGCGGGCTGACGAAGCCTACCGGCAATGGGAGCGCCTGTGCGGCGCGACCAACGGCGAGGTGCCGGTGCTCGAAGCCTCCGCGCCCGCGCTCACCACGAGCGACTGATGCGCAAGCGGTCCAAGGCAGCGAACGAACCCGCTGACCTCTGGGTGCGCCGCATCGCCGCCGCCATCGCCGTCTGGCGTCGAGGCCAGAGCGAGCGCGACCTCTACAAGGAGGCGGCCAACCTGAGCTTCCCGGCCCTGGTCCCGGGGGCGGGCGCCAACGAGCTAGGGCTCGAAGCGCCCCACGTGGATCAGATCGATGTGAACTTCTCGCGTCGCTACCTCGACTGGATGCAGTCGCAGGCGACCGACGAGAACCCGATCATCACGTACCCGCGCGACGCCGAGGGCGACGAGGATGTCGCCACCATGAACGAGCGCCTGCTCCTGCGCGTGTGGAACGAGGCAGGCGGCACCTCGCAGTTCCGGGCGGCGATCCCGTCCCTCTGCACGCAGGGCTCGACGACGATCTGGGTCGGTCAGCATTCCGACATCGTCAGCCGCAAGGGCTTGATGGAGATGAGCGTCGATCCAGAGCTTGCCGTGCAGGAAGCCCTGGAGGGCGAGCACACGCCGCGCGCTGGGCAAGATCACGAGAACATCGTGGCCGCGCTCGAAGGCGCAGCGGGCGACGAGGACGCGATCTTCGATCTGGACGACGACCAGTTCGAGTCCCTGCTCGAAGCCGCCGACGATCACGACGACCTCGCGGCGCGCGAGCGCAAGGGGCCGTTCGAGCTTCGCGCCTCGCCGCGCAAGGTCTGGATCCGACGCCTGCCCGTGGGCACGTGGTGCGTCTGGGATCACTCCGTCTGGGATGAGCAGGACAAGCGGTGGCTGGCACGCAAGCTCGTCTACACCAAGGAGGAAGCCCTCCAGCGCGACGAGTTCGATCGCGCCGCGGTCAACAAGCTGGAGCCGCAGCCCATCACCCAGGAGGAAGGCTACGAACCGCTCGACTCCTACAAGTGGGGCGACGACCCGGACGCCGACCTCGAAGACAAGCGCCTCGTGATCTGGGAGGTCTGGGACAAGCGGTACCGCACGCGCCACTACGTCAGCGAGGGCTGCGAGTACTACCTTGAGAAGGACGAGACGTACCCGTACCTCGACGCCAACTACGAGCCGATCGTGCGCGGCTTCTTCCCCTGCCGCATCATCGCGCCGCTGTTGTCCGACGACGAGAAGCCGGAGCGCACGCACGGCCTCCCGCTCTTCAAGCGGTTCTGGCCGCAGCAAGAGGAACTGATCAAGCTGCACTCCTACGAGCTTGCGCAGGCCAAGCGGCACGCGCTGCGCATCTACGAGTACGACGAGAACCTCGACGAGGACACGATCGCGGCCCTGAGCGCGGGCATCGACGGCACGATGGTGCGGCGCGATCCTTCGACCGACCCGGGCAAGACCGTGGTGCCGGTGCAGTTCCACTCCAGCGCGCTCGACATCTCGCGCTTGATGCAGAGCGTCTGGAGCGTGACCTCCTCGACCAGCGGGATGCCGTGGTCGGACATCTCTTCGGCCCCTGTGGCCGACACCGCCACGCAGGAGATGCAGGCGATCCAAGCCGGGCGCCAGCAAGCGGGCGATGTGATCCGCCAACTGGAGATCGCGGCGGCCGATGTGCTGGAGATCGTGCGCGACTTCCTGCGCGGCTACTACTCCGACGAGCAGATCGCGCAGCTTCTGGGCTTCAAGTGGGTGGAGAAGTTCCACCTGTGGAAGCGGTCGAGCCTCGAAGGCGACCGGCTGGATGTGAAGTTCGCCGCGCGCGCCAAGGCCGAATCGGCGGTGCGCCTGAAGCAGATGATGGAGGCCTACTCGCTGCTCAAGCAGGAGATCGATCCCTTCACGATGCAGCCCAAGTACCGCACCGACCATCTGCTCGCCGAGATCCTGCGCGGCCTGGGCGCGGGCGACCTGATCCCCTGGCAGCCGACCGAGCAGGAAGCTGCCGCCATGCAGGCGGCGCAAGAGGCCGCCATGCTGGCGCAGCAACAGCCGGGCGAGGAGCAGCAACAGGGCACGGGCCTTCCGCAGCAACGTGACGCCGCGGGCAACCCGACCAACGGACAGGTGGCCACCACCGGCAACCTGCTCTCCGCTGCCGCACGCGCTGCACCGCAAGGCGGGCGCCCGATGGACGAGGGCGTCTAGCGCACCCCGAGGGTGCACTTCGGGTGTGGTACACCGACTCACGAACTCGCGCGCTTGGTGCGCGCAGGAGGTCGAAGCTCCGGTGAGTGACGAACTCGACATCAGCCCGGAAGAACTCGAAGCCGCGAGCGCCACTCGTCTCGAAGAGATGAACACGGCGTCGCGCGACGAGGAGGCCGGGCGCGAATACTCCGATCTCGATCTGGACGCTGCGGAAGCTGGAGACAGGACGCGGGACACCCAACTGGACCCCGCGCTGGATCCGTCCGTCCTCGACCCCTTCCCGAGCGAGGTGCGCACACACCTCGAAGGACTCCCCCCCGAAGTGCTGACGGAACTCCAGAAGGGCTACCTGCGCCAAAGCGACTACACCAAGAAGGCGCAGACACTCTCGGACGCCCGAGGCGAACTGCAAGCGGATGCGGCCGATGCTCTCGCATGGCGCAACCTCATCTCGAACCCGACGGCACGAGCCGCCGTCCTCGGCGCGCTCGAACAGAACGGGACGAACGGCGAGCAGCCGTTCGACTGGACGACGGCGTCCAGCGAGGAGATCGACGCAGAGATCGACCGCCGCTCGCGCATGAACGCGGAGCGGCTTCTCGAAGAGAAGGTCGTCCAGCCGCAACAGTTCCGAAGTGCAGTCCAAGGCGCGGCGGTCGCGTACCGTCGCGAACTCGGAGCCACCGTCAGCAACGAGGCGTTCAAGCGGGCCTACGCGACGATGAAGCAGCGGTACGGCGAGGAGGCTCTCACGCCTGAGAACGTGAAGCTCCTGCTCGAACCGTTCGTGGAGATCGAGCAGCTACGGCACGCGCAGAACGACGGAGCCGCCGGGGCGTACACGCAGTACGTCGATCGGGCAGGGCGAGCGACATCCCCCCCTGGCACGAACGCCGTGGCCCCGACGCCCAAGCCGCGTTGGGTCACGGAGAAGCGCGGACCCGACGAGCAGGAGCGTGCGGCCATGACGCTGCACAGCCTGTCCCGCCGCTACGGCCAGCGGGTGACGATGAAGGACTTGGACGAACTCCTCGAACGAGGCGAGTAACGCCTGAGCATCCGCTTGCGGGGTTCCGAAAGGAACCGCAGCCGCAATGGCAAAGCCGACCTTCACGGCGGATCTGAACACCGTGTTCACCGCTCACGGCAGGAGCTACCTGTCGTCGATGCCCGCCGACAACTTCTACACCGGGACGCCCACGCTCTCGATGCTGCGACGCAAGTCGCGCAAGAAGACGGGCTCCAAGTACATCATCGAGCCGCTCCTCGAAGGGGGCGAGCCGATCGGTGGCAGCTTCCTCCGCGCGGAGGCGCTGCCGACCACGCCGACCGATCCGGTCACCGAGGCGACCTACACCTGGGCCCACTACGCGGAGCCGGTGTCCCTGTTCTGGCAGGACGAGTTCCACGCGGGCGGCGCGGGTGCGCTGTTCAACTACCTCGAAGTGCGCATCAACGACGCGCGCATGAGGCTGGAGCGCAAGCTCGCCACCGACCTGTGGGGCACCGCAGGCGGCGAGGGCGCGGGCGACCTCACGGCCCTGCCCACGGTCATCAGCGCGACGACGACCCTCGGGACGCTGGCCCCCGCCACCTACACGTGGTGGGTGGCGCAGAACAACGACACGGTCACGTTCGCGACCGGCGGCCTCGACTCCATGCGCAACATGGCGAACGATGTCACGGCGGGCGGGCTCAAGCAGCACGACTGGATCGTGACCTCCCAGGCCATCTGGGAGAAGTACGTCGATCTCGCCGAGAACAAGCACAACATCTACGAGAAGGCAACCGGCGCCTCCGGCCGCGTGGCCGACCTCGGATTCCCCGTCGCCTCCTACATGGGCCGAGGGCTCACGTGGGACATCTACGCGGCGACGAATCACAACGACGCGATGTGGTTCGTCAACAACGACGCCATGTACCTCCTAGAGGCCGATGGCGGTCCCTTCCGTCTGACCGAGTTCCAGTCGATGACCGTGAACGGCCAGCAAGGGCGCATCGCGTACCTGCGCTGGAGCGGGCAGTTGATCTGCCGCAACCGTCGCTGCCTCGGCTCGATCACCACGATCACCTAGGAGGAACGATGAGTCTTCCCATCGGGCTCGAAAACTTCACCGATGTCCGCACTTCGACCGAAGGGCCGGAGTATAGCGTCGGCGCGGTCTACACCGACAACAGCACGGGCAACCGCTACTGCTACGTCGAGAACGCGGGAGCTTCGGCGACCGTTGTCGGCGATGTGTGCGGTGTGTTCCTCACCAGCGATCGGCTGGGCGAGATCAGCACCACGGCGGCGACCACGCTGGTCAACAACGACGGCACCCTCGCGGTGACCGTCGTCGCAGGCATCGCCCTGGGTGCCATCGCGGCGGGCGGCTTCGGCTGGCTTCAGGTCGGCGGCTTCTGCTCGAACGTGACGACGGACACGAACTGCGATGCGTCGGAGGGCCTCTACTGCGCCGACGACGCCAAGGTCGCCGCTCCGCTCATCGCCAACGCGCAGCACGGCTGCTTCGGCGTCTGCATCACGGCGGACGGAGCCACGAGCACATCCACGGGCGTGCTGCTCACCAACTGCGCCTTCGACGCCTAGTCGGACCCCGCGCCGGGGGGCGTTCCTACCGTCCCCCGGCGCACCCAACCCCTGGAGGAATCTCATGCATCGAAGCGACTGGTTCCGCGCCAACATGGGCGTGCCCGAGAGCGCCGCCGCGATGAAGACGACCCTCGGGCTCGTCAGCGGCAGCACCTTCACGCAGACCTACTCGACGGCTTCCACCACGGTCGCGGCCATGACGGCCCCGACGGCGGGCAACGGCAGCGGCGCGGACGCGACCACGTTCAGCGGAGCGGAGTGCGACGCGCTGACGGCCGATGTGCTGGGCAACAAGAAGAACATCACGGCCATCATCGACGCCCTGCAAGCGGCAGGCATCGTGGTCTAGTCCCATGCGGCCGAGCACCAACGTCCCCTGGGCGTGGACGCGCAAGGAGAAGCAGAACACGGGCGCGGCCAGCGATGTGAGCGTGTGGGATCCGGCAGCGGACAAAGCCGTCTACCTGCACGCGATCGTCTTCTCGACCGATGCCGACTGCAACTTCCAGATCACCGAAGGCAACGACGCTGCAGGCACGCGCATCGTCGATGCCTACCAGCCCGACGGCGGGACGGCGGCACCCTTCGTGCTGACCTTCCCCTTCGAGGCTCCCTACAAGCTCGCGGCCGACGCGATCGTCCGGGTCACCACGAGCGCGGGCAACAGCAAGGTCGTCCTCTACGGCTTCGAGGCGTAGGAGCGCCCCACCCTCCAGCGGAGACGTTCGATGGCCTGGGCCTGCATCCGTCTCAACTTCCGGGCTGGCGCCACCTCCGCGACGGATGACCGAGTGGGCTCGATCGTCAAGTGGTACCCGGAGGACGCGCAGGGCGACGCCCCGCACTCCTTCGGGGACGATAGCTGCCGGATGTGGTGGGGCTGGGTGCGCGTGCCCGACATCCCCGAGGCTGCGCAGCGGGCGACCATGCGGTGCGACCGGCGCAACGGCAACTGGACGCGCCGCTTCTACATCGACCTCGCCACAATCGAGAACCTCGCGCCGCCTGGGCAGTTCCGCAACTGGATGCGCGACACGCTTGACCCGCAGCGGTCGATGAGCGTGGGCGAGATCAAGCAGCGCACCGTGCCCTGGTCTTGGGTCGCGCAGGCCTTCCATGACGCGCGGACGAACGCGCAAGCGACCGAGGCCACGATCCTTGCCTGGGATCCCGAGATCGCGACGGGCCCGAACTTCGCGCTCGCCCCCGCGCACGAGCAAGGCTGGTACATCCCGGCCTCCATTCCCGACGCGAACTTCCCTGACCTCGCGTCCTACCACCTTTGGGTTGACCGGGCGGATGACCCAACGCAGGCGCCGACGTAATGGCTACCCGCACGATCGGTTCCGTGACCGGGCAGGACGTTGATCTGGCTACGTGGGCTGGGGGCCTGAGCCCCAACCCCAGCGCCACCGAGATCGGCAACATCGTGGACAACGAGGACGTTGGCGTTGCCACGATCAGTACGTCCAACAGCAACAGCGTCGAGATCAAGGTGACCGTGGCCTCGGGCATCCGGTACACGGCTGACAGCAACTGGCCCGTGATGGCAACGGCAGGCGCCGCCTCCGCGCGCATCGTGACGACTTCGGCGGCCAACATCGACGTTCAGACGAACGATGTCACGATCGAATACCTCTACCTGGAGAACACCAACAGCACCGGGTACTGCGTCTCGGGTACATCGTCGGCGTCCAACCTGACCGTCCGCTTCTGCGTGATGGAGGGGACCGGCACCTCCACGGGCTGCGTGTTCGTCAACACGGGCTCAGGTCATGTCTTCCACCATCTCGCGATGTGGGGTTCAGGCGCCACCAGCTTCGGCATCCGCTTGCGCTCAGGCGCGTCCGGCTCCTCCTACGCCTGCGCCGCCTATGGGATGGGCGCCAACTTCTGGCAGCAGAACAACGGGACGACCCACTACGCCGAGAACTGCGTCGGCATCGACGCCCAGGTCAGCGACTTCTACGTGACGGCAGGCGCCACCGGGTTCACGGGCGATTACTGCGGGTCAACCGATTCCTCTGCGTCGAGCTACTTCACGAACAACTGGACGAGCCTGTCCAGCACATGGTTCGACGCTGTGAGCAGCACGGCCTGGGATCTGCACAAAGCGTCGGACGGCACGCACGAGGGCACCGATCTCAGCGGGACGATCGGCAGCACGGACATCGACGGCGACACGCGCAGCGATTGGGACATCGGCGTGGACGAGTACATCGCGGGCGCCACCAGCATTCCGATCTTCATGCACCACTACAAGCAGATGGCGGGGTCGCAATGACGGTTACCCTCCGACAGTCCACCAGCATCGACGTTCGCATCGGCCCCTTCGTTGATGTGGGCGACGGCTTCACGCCGGAGACGGCGATCGGCAACACCCCCACGAACCTGACGGGCGTGGACGAGGCAGAGCTTCTGAAAGCTGACGGGGCGGCCACGGTGGACATCACCTCCAACACCTGGGCTGCCGTCAGCGGCTGCGACGGCTGGTACGACCTGACGCTGACGACGAGCGACACCAACACAGTAGGCGAGCTTCTCGTCGTCATCCAAGACGACTCGGTCTGCCTGCCGGTCTACCAGCGGTTCCAAGTGGTCGAGGAGGCCATCTACGACGCGCTCTTCGCGTCGAGCGCAACGGGGCTGCTCCCGGCGAACGTCACGCAGTTCGGCGGCAGCGCGGGCACCTTCAGCGGTGGGCGCCCGGAGGTGAACACCTCGCATATCGCGGGCACGGCGCAGACGGCCAACGATGTCGGCCAAGATGTGAACGACATCCTCGTGGACACGGCGGATATGCAGCCGAAGCTGGGCACGCCGTCCGTCAGCGTGTCCGCGGACATCGCGGCCAACCTCGCCGCCGTGAACGCTCTGAACGATCCGACCGCTGCCACCATCGCGGACGCCGTGTGGGACGAGGCGCAGTCGGGCCATACGACGGCGGGTACGTTCGGCAAGTACCTCGACACCGAGGTCAGCGGCGTGGGCGGCGGCTCCGGCCTCACGGCCCTCGCCTCGGGCACCGCCCAGGCGGGCGGGACCAGCACGCAGATCATCCTCGCCGCTGCGGCGAGCTTCGCGGACGACATCCTCAACGGCTGCGTCGTCAACCTGCTCACGGGCACCGGGGCGGGCCAGTCCAGGGTCATCGTGGACTACGCCGGAGCTTCGGACACGGCGACGGTGTCGCCCGCCTGGACGACGAACCCGGACGCGACGACGACCTACGAGATCGTGCAGGGCAGCGCCAACGTGGTGACGATCTCGCTCACCGCGCAGACGGCGAACGATGTCGGACAGGATGTGAACGACATCCTCGTGGACACGGCAGAGATCGGCGCCGCGGGTGCGGGCCTCACGGCTCTGGCCCAGGCCGCCGTCTGCACCGAGGCGCGGCTGGCCGAACTCGACGCAGCGAACCTGCCGACGACGACCGACAACATCCTCACCGACACCAACAACATCATCACCGACACGGCGGATATGCAGCCCAAGCTGGGCACGATCACCGACCTGGGCAGCGGGGCGACGGTGGGCGCGAACCTCGTGGACATCGAGGCGCAGACGGACGACATCGGCGCGGCGGGTGCGGGGCTCACGGCGATCCCCGACATGGCGCTCGACTCCACGGTCGCCAAGGACGCGACGGTCGCGAAGGCGGCCGACCTCGCCACGGTGGACACCAACGTGGACTCGATCCTCGTGGACACCGGCACCACGATTCCGGGCACGATCACCACGCTCCAGACGGATGTGACCCAGATCAAGGGTGACCTCCCCAGCACGATCACGAAGAACGTCGCGCTCGCGGCCTTCCCCTTCGTGATGACGGACTCGACCAACCACGATCCGGCGACCGGGCTCACGATCACCGCGCAGCGCAGCATCGACGGAGCCGCCTTCGTCAACTGCGCCAACGCCGTGGCCGAGGTCGGCAGCGGGATGTACAAGATCGACCTCGCGAACACCGACCTCAACGGCGACACGATCTGCCTCAAGTTCACCGCGAGCGGCGCGGACACGCTGTTCCTGACGATCGTGACCCAGCCATGAGGAGCACGTTCGCCCACCGCACCGGAACGCTGGAGCGCATCAGGATCCCTGATGGCTACGGGGCGACCTGGGTCCACCGCACCGCCGAGACGACGCTCATCGAGACGACGCGCACGATCCTCGCGGCGCAAACGTGGAGGAAGGCAAACCCCGCGGCGGCGACCTGGGCGAAGACCGGCACCGCTGCGCAGACCTGGGCCAAGGCGTCGCCCGACGACCAGATGTGGAGCGCGACATGAGCAGCCCGTCCTACACAGGTCCGCCGGACATGGAGTTCGTGATGGGCGACGATGTCCAATGGACCGTCACCGTCGAGGTGGACGAGGCCACGCTCGATCTCACCGGCTGGACGATTCGCCTTTCCTTCACCTCGCAGACCGACGGCACCACGTTCGACAAGACGGAAGCCGACACCGACTGGATCGACAACACCGCCAAGGCGTCGTCGCAGTTCGAGGTGCTCGTGGACTCCACGCCCGCATCGGTCAACACGGCAGGCGACGCCTACACCGTCAAGGCCGCGATCGAAAGCGGCACAACCCGCCACTACCTGGGCAGCGCGCGCTGGACGTTCAAGCTGCCGCCGGGTGGGGCCTACGCGGACCTCTGATGGAAGAGATCACGAAGCACAACGGCAAGCTCCTCGGCAAGATCATCGTCCAGGGCGGCGTCGCGGGTATCGCCATCATCGCGCTCGTGCTGGTCGTCTGGATGAAGCTCGAACCGGCGGCCCGCCCGGACGCCTACACACGGTCCCAAGCGGAGCATCGTGCTGCGCTGGTGGACGACCGACTCGCGCGCATCGAGGCCGCGATCGAGGCGCACATCGGCATCGACGCGCACGGCGGCGCGGGTCGGCAGCTTGCCGCGATCCAAGCCACGCTGGCCGCCATCCAGACGAACCTCGCGCGGCTGGAGCGCAAGCTGGAGGGGCGCTGATGCAGACCTTCAAGAACCTGCAAGACCTCGTCCTCGACCTGATCGAGATCGATGATGCCATCACGCGGACGCGCGCGAAGGACTTCATCAACATGGCGGGGCGCGACATCTGGTTCCGCTACCCGTGGCCGGAACGCCGCAAGGATGCTTTCACCTCGACGGTCGCTCCGTACACCACGGGCACCGCATCTGTGAGTCAAGGCAGCACCACGGTCACGGGAAGCGGGACGACATGGAGCACGAGCTACGACGGATTCAAGTACGCGGCGGGCTATGACCAGCCCTGGTACACGGCGACGCGCGACTCGGACACGCAACTCACGCTCGATCGTGCCCTGGTCGAGGACTCGCACGCGGCGGGCTCGTCCTACGTGCTCTACCAAGATGTGCTGACCTTCACGCAGAACTGCGACTCGGTCACGAGCGTGATGGTCGGCGACCCGCTGCGCGGCGCGGTCGCGCAGCCGGTGGCGCGCGTCGATCTCGACGGCATGGCCTACCTGCCGGGCAGCACGGGCGTGCCCGCGCAGTACGCCATGATCGAGGACTCCAGCATCGGCCGACGGCGCGCGCGCATCTGGCCCGTGCCCGACGACGAGTACGGCATCCACTACACCTACCTTTCGACTTGGCCGGAACTGGTGCACGATGCGGATGTGCCCGCGCTGCACGAGAGCCGGGTCGATCTCATCGTGCTGGGTGCGATGCGCTGGGCCTTCCTCTTGGCCTACGAGACGCAGAAGGCGCTCGCGGCGCAGGCGCGCTTCGAGCAAGAACTCAAGCGCACCTGGGGCCATACCACGCGCAGGCATCCGGCGGTGCACGTGATGCGCAAGTTCGACGACTCGGCGGGCTGGCGCAACAGCTTCCAGCTTCCCGTGGTGGACGCCTGATGAAGATCCGCACCTACCATCTCGACTTCCGGCGCGGCCTCCAGACGACGCACTCCGAGGACGGGCTGGACATCAACGACTTCGTCGTCTTCCAGAACGCGCGGGTGCGCACGAAGAGCGCGAAGCGTCGGCCGGGCTGGGCCCGGCTCGGGCAGTTGACGACGATCTCGCAGACGGGGCTGGACTTCGACGGCACCGACCAGTACCTGAGCGTCGCCTCGGCCAGCGTGCACACGCTCAAGAAGAACTGGACGCTGCACCTCGTGTGCGAGCCCGACACCGTCACGGGCACGCGCCCCCTCGTCGCGTTCAACCACGCGACGAACACGCCGCTCGAACTCTACCTGAACGCGGGCGTGCTCACGTGCGACCTGACGGACGAGGACTCGGGCACGGCGCAACTGACCAGCGCGACGACCTTCACGGCGACGGCCCTCTACATCTACGTCGAGCGCAGCGGCACCGATGTGGTCATGTACGTCAACGGCGCGCTCGAAGACTCGACGACCGTGGCCGACAAGGACGGCAAGGCACCGGGCGGCGACCTCTACTTCGGGCGCGACA